ATTCCTTTACCAAAAACGGAATGTTCCCCGGGACGGACCCACGCAGTCGGATACGTAACGTCCGGACGCAAACACTTACTTGAAGGAGTTCTTGAGAGGGAGACGCCTGACGGATTTATTTGGGACTGGAAACCCTACGAGGATATGCCCGCGTCGATAATCACATTCAAGGTTTGCACCCTCGAAAGGTTCAAAGAGCGATGGAGGAACATCGAGCGCGACGTCCCGGACATCAGATACGAAGAAGATTTGCACGAGTGGTACCGAAGAAAACTGCTTTAACAGAATAAGCGAATAGACCACACGAAGGGCCGTCCGAAAGGGCGGCCTTATTGCGTGCCTGGGGGGGTGTGAAAAATGGACGTAGAGAGAACAGTTCCTATCGTGAAGGTCGACGCCGAGAAAAGAATAGTCTTGGGCGTTGTTTACGAGCCCGACGTGAGAGACACAGACGGTAATTTTATGACCGCGGAAGAAATTGAAAAGATGGCCTACGGGTTCTTGGAGAACATGCGGAACGCGAACATCGACCGAAATCATGATGATAAGCCGAATTATGGGGTTGTGGTCGAATCATTCATAGCCCGGAAAGGCGACCCGGATTTCCCGCCCGGGGCGTGGGTGCTTGGAACGCACGTAACCGACGACGAAACATGGGAAGCAATTAAGTCCGGCGAGATTACAGGGTACAGCATCGCCGGGACTTGCACCTTAGTACCCGACGACGGATAGAGAAGGGAGGCGAAAGGTAAATGGCACAACCCAACAAGCCGGGAGAAATGAGAGACGTAGACGTCAAAACGGTTTCATTGGTAGGAAAGGCCGCAAACAAGAAGAAGTTTGCGATTTTTAAGAGCGCGGAGGACAAGACAGCGATGGTTGATGAACAGGAACAGTGCGTTGAAAAAAGTTTAGTTGCCGCCTTCAAGGATTTCTTTGCGAAATACGGAACGGCGGGTGTCGAAAAAGGAGAAGTCCGGAATGCAGTGGCCCGACAGGAAAAAGCCAACAAGTTTTACACGGCTTTCAGAGCTATGGAGAACGTTTTGTATCGCATGACAGAGAATGCAAACTGGGCTGGGCTCGTAGCCGCGGCCAAGGAGTTTGTTGAGGTCTGCGAGGAAGTCGCAAACGACGAAGTTGTTGCCAAGGCCTGCATCGAAGGGCTGGAAGCGGAAAAGGCCGGGAAGAAAATCAGCTCGGCCAGGCTTGCCAAACTGAAGGAAGCCCACGCGTTCTTAGCTGAGATTATAGCCGAGGCAGAAGCGGAAGAATCGAAAGAAGTCGAAAAGGAGGATACAAATATGACCAAGGAAGAGATGCAGAACATTATCAAAGAGGCACTATTGCCCGTAACAACAAGGCTCGAGGTTATCGAAAAGGCTATGGCCGAAACCGAAACGCCGGCCGGAGGCGAGGGTGCGAAGGAAGAGGAAGTCAAGATCGAGGACGTCATCAAAGAAGCGATAGCTCCTATCTGCGAGAGGCTTGACGCAATCGAGAAAATCCATGGCGTCAGCAACAAGATTGGTACTGATACGGTCGAGAAAGACGAAGGCAATTTTTGGTCCGGCGTCTTCCTCGGCGGATCATGCCAGTAATAGACAAAACTACCAATAGGAAGGGGAATAATTAACATGGAACTCAAAAGCAATCGCGCAATAATCGCAAAAGCGGCAATAGACACGAGCACAATCGCTACCTACGGCAAGCTCAACCCGGAGCAGTCGGATAAGTTTATCGATTACATGGTCGATAACAGTCCGTTTATGAAGGACATTCAGACTATCAAGATGAGCGGGCCTGAATACGACCTCGACTTTATCGGCGTCTCTTCCCGCATAATCCGCAAGGGACAGGAAGCGACCGCGCCGACGAATCAGGCCGGAGTTACGACCTTAACGAAGCGCCTCACCTCGACCGAAGTAATCCTCCCGCAGGACATTTCGTTCTCATTCCTCGAGGACAACATCGAGAGGGGGAATGCAGAGGATCATATTGCGAAACTTCTCGCGACCCAATTCGGCAACGACGTTTGCGACCTCGCCATCAACGGCGACACGACAGCGAGCGGCGATGATGAAGACTTCCTTAAAATTGGAGACGGCTTCATCAAAAAGGCCAAGGCCTCATTGGCAGTCCACGTCTTTGACACGAACGAATCGGTCGACTATAAGGGCGTTGTTTTTGGCGGAATGCTGGACAAACTGCCCAATAAGCACAAGGTGAACCTTGGCGAGCTCCGCTTTTACGTTTCTCCGAACGTGGCTTCCGCTTACATCGAGCAGTTGACCACAAGACAGACAGCATGGGCCGACGAGCTTCTCCAGACCGGGAAACTCCCCCAGTACAAGGGAGTTACCATATTCCCCGTGCAGTACTGGCCCGACGACTGTATCATCCTTACTCCGCGCAAGAACCTTGCAACGGGCGTGCAGAGATACTTTACGTTCGACCGCGAGAGGAATCCGCGCAAGCGCATCATCGAGTTCACCATGACAAGCAGAGTTGCTCCCGCCGAGATAGTTTGCGACGACGCACTCGTCGTGGGATACAACGCGGCTTAACAGGTGATTGACGATGGCGACGGCGAAGAAGAGCGACACGAAAAAAAAGTCTGCTGTCGCCAAGAATCTTAAGGCGGCGGCAAGCGTAAAGGTCGAAAGCGACAAGCCGAAACTTGTAGCCATAAGGCTTGTCGGTGCCGGGTCTTTTACCAGCGGAGGAATTTCTTTTCGCAAGGGGGAGGCCAAGGAAGTGGACAGCGCCAAGGCGGCACTACTGCTCAAAACCGGCCGGTTCGTTGAGGCGTAGTTATGTATTGCACGGTTGAAGACTTTAAAAGCGCGGGCATGGGCGGAGAACACACGGACGCAGAAATTGAAAGGGCCATAAAACGAGCTTGTGCCAAAATAGACACGTGGACAGGCCTTTGTTTCAAGCCGGTACTTAAAACATACTCGTTTTCCGGACACGGGGGAGAGACGCTACATCTTGACCTCGACATTATTTCGATAGAATCCCTTTTAATCGACGGATATGAAGTGTTGCCGGGCGACGTTCGTATTGTACAGAACGGATTAGCCCTGTATTACAAGAACGGCTGGAGCAAGGGGAAGTACAACATTCTCCTTACTGGAATGTTTGGCAGGGTAACAGCAGAAGGGGAACCTCCGGCGCAAATCGTAGAGGTGGCCATGCGGCTCGCGGCGCGAGAGCTTGTGCCGCTTGGAGATACGGAAGCGCAATCCGAAATGATAAGGTCCGGGCTGGTACAGTCAGAGACGACCGACGGTCATTCTTACTCTCTAGCTAAACCGTCAAGCGTCGGAGAAATTGGCACGTTTGGATACTGGACAGGGGACGCCGCAATCGATGGCGTCCTTTCCCATTTTCAGGCGCCAACACGGATACGATGCGCATAAAATAAAAAAAGGGGTGGAATAAAAAATGACAGTACCGACAATACCCGTAATCCCGGCAAAAATGGGCGAAGCGGGGGCACATCAGGAGCAGTTATACGCCATCCTGTCGGCAATAAAGGCCAATGTTGAGGCCGGGACCGCGAGCTCTTTAGAGATTCAAGCACTACAGACAGCGGTTGGAGATGAAACCGAAGGGCTCGTGAAAGACGTTGCCGACCTCCAGACCGCGGTGGGAGACGAAACCGACGGACTTGTAAAAGACGTAGCTGACCTTAAAACAGCGGTTGGGGACGAGACGGCGGGGATCGTAAAAGATATTAACGATTTACAGGCGAAAGTCGCGGCGAATCAGGCCGAAAGCACGGCGACCGAGTTTGACGAGCTTCTTGAAGACTTTAATACCCTGCTTGCAAGCCTCAAGGCCGCGGGGCTAATGGTAGCAGATACGCCGGCGGAATAAGTCATGAAGCCAAGGCTTATTCACCCGCGAGAAGTTACGCTGTATAGAATTGTCGCGCTTGACCGGGACGTCTTTGGCGACCCCGTAGACAAGGGGATTGTCGAAACGGGGAAAATACTGAAAGGGCAAGTATCTTACGCGTCTTACGACAGGGTGAATCTGCCGGGCGGCGGCGATGACCCGCAAGGGGCGGGCCATGTGTTATTTTATACGAGCGACTGGGAAGAAGCGGGGGGGATGAAGGGCGACGAGCTTGTTTTATCTCCCTCAGATTCCCGGCTTGTAGTTATCGAAGTGCGCCCGTGCGGACATTACCACGGCGTAGCATATTTCCAAAAAGTTATATTTGCCCGAAAAAGCGCCTCTGTAAAGGGGGCCGCGCGCCAATGAGCAACAAATCGAAGCTAGAGGGAGACTGGGACGCGCTTCTTAGCGTTTTGGCCAAAAGTCCCATCAAAAAAGCAATAGAGCTTACGTGCAACCGTGTGGGAATTGCGGCGGCGGCGGCGGTCAAAAAAGGCATACGGGACGGTGCCCCGGGGGGGAAGAAGTTTGCCCCGCTGAGCGACTTTACCAAGGCACGGAAGGGGTCAACGAAGCCGCTTATCGACAACGGCGACCTCCTTGGGAGCATATCCCACCAGGTTTTAAGCAGTAACGAGGTGTGGGTAGGGGCTTTGCGCGGCACAAGGACGAAGGACGGCAAGGATATTGTAGATATCGCGGCCGTCCACGAGTTCGGAACGACCATAAAGGTTACGCCAAAGATGAGAGGATACCTTCACTCTCAGGGATTGCATTTAGCGGCCTCTACCCAATACATTCATATCCCGGAAAGGTCTTACTTGCGGGCGACCTTTGAATCTCCGGAGTTCAAGCAAAAAATCCTTGATATTGCCGAAGATACGATAGGGGCGGTGTTCAAGCCATGATTAAAGAAACGACAGAACAGCTTATATTGCTTTTGCGAAACAAAGTGGAAGAAAACACCGTCATGTCGCAGGGGGACATTACCGAAATTAAGACGTTGCCCGCCATCGTTCTGACAGGGCCGAGGTTAGAGGAGGTACGAAGCCTCAGAACGCAGGCCAAGATGACGGAAAAGGACATGGAGCTTTTGACTTACGCGAAGGAAACTGCCCCGCGCTGGTACAACATGAGGTTCGAGGTTTCTGTGTCAAGCCAGACATTTCGAGGCTTAGCTGACCGGATTGAACTTTTGTCAAAGCTGGCTCAATCCGACCCACTTTTGACTGTTGAGCAAGAAGAGACAGGGCGGAGCCGTCAATATTATTGGGAATGGGGAACATTTCCAAGCAACCCTGGCACGCCCAATATTTCCGGGGTTTATGAGGCGGCAGGAGAAATAATTATTTACGATGTTGAAATATACAGCGGAATTGTAACGGAAGGTCATTTAATCACGCGGATTGAAATCGAATCCGGAGTACAGCCGAGGGACGGCGACGCGACAACGGTCGATAGTGTGGAAACAATCGAGGCCGAAGACGAGACGGGCGAACCCGAAGCATAGCCATAAAAAATGTCGTTGGGAGGTTTAAAGATGGCAAAAATACAGGAAACAGGCGAAGTCGTCGCAGAAGCTACGACAGGAAGGACCGTCTATGTCGTCAAAAACATGGACGTTGGCAACAGGGATTACCCGCTTGCGGGCGGGGGAACACTTTATTTGCCTATGAAGAAAAAGGGCGTGGCATGGCCCGAAATTAAGGGGTCGCAGATAAGCGCGGCACTCCGCAAGGCGGAAGCGACCGGGCACGTTAAAATCACCAGGAAAGAGGTGAAGTAATATGGGACTTGGATTCCCTCGCCCTATAGCGAACGAGATAGACCTTAGTTATTACGTCGATACTTTAATTAAGGGTGTATCCTGCGTACAGGGCGTAACAGAACGCGGCCCCATCAATACTCCGACACTTGTGGGGTCAGCGGAAGAATTTGCGCGGGTTTTTGGCAATAACCTCGATGACTACGAGTTCCCGCTGGTTTGCAAGAGGGCGCTGTCCTACGGCGCGACATTGTGGGTTAGCAGGGTCGTACATAAAACGGTTGACGGAGTTTCAATTTCGACCGCGGCGGCCAAGGCGAGCGCAACGCTGGAAGACAGGGCAACACCTGCCGTAGCAACCTTGAAAGTCTACGCAAGCTCAGAAGGGGCTTGGGGCAACAACCTCAAAGTCGCAGTTACAAATAGCTCATCAGATGACACGCTGTTTAACATAGTTGTCTACAGCAACGGCGTCGTAATCGAGACGATCACCGACCTTTCGATGGACGAGGCCAACGAACGATATGTTGAAAAAATCAAGGGGACATACGTTACTTTTGAGGACCTTGAATCTGCCTCGACAGGCGACAAAAACATGCCGGCTGTAACTACGGATAACATCGCGCTGACAGGTGGCGACGACGGGCTGACAGGGCTTGACGACGCCGACTACATTGGTGTTGAAGCGCACAAGACCGGGCTTTATGCCTTTGATACCGTCAACGATGCCTTGCAGATTGCAACACCGGGAGTTACTTCGGCCGCGGTTATAGCCGCCGGACTTGCATACTGCGAAAAACGCAAGGACATGATGTACATATGCGAGACGCCGGCCAACCTCGACCCGCAGGGAGCCGTAGACTTCCGCAAGGGCGAAGGAGATTACGACCACGCTGTATTTAATTCCAGTTACGGGGCGATGTATTACCCCAAGCTGAAAGTTTACGACGCGGAGTTCTCGAAGGAGCGCACTGTTTCGGTCGTCGGCGACGTCCTCGGAATTATGGCCGTCAACGACTGGAAGGCGAACGAGGCAAGGGTCCCGGCAGGACTTAGGCGCGGCCTTATACAGAACGCGCTAGGGGTTGATTACAACCTTGCGGCGCCCGCACTCCTGGCCAACGCCAACCTTGCTTGCGAGAACCAGGTCAACCCCATCGTCAACTTTGCGGATTACGGGCTCGCGCTTTGGGGCGCTCAGACGCTACAGCGTTCGGCTTCCCTGCTCAGAGAAGTCAACGTCCGCCGCATGACACTTGTAATCAAAAAGGCAATCACCACGTTCGCATGGAACTATATCCACGAGCCGAACGACCCGACGAGCTGGAGGGCTTTCTTCTTGGCCATCGACCCGAAGTTCCGCGAATGGAAGACAAACAGGTGGTTCTATGACTACAAGATAGTCTGCGACCAAAACGCAAAAAGCCTCGACGACGCAAAGCTCAACACGCCGGAAAGCGTCCAGCGCGGAGAGTTCAAAGTCAAGATGTTCTACAAGCCGGTTGTCGGCATTAAGTGGATACTGCTTGACTTTGTGATAACCCGACTCGATGCGGTCTACGACGAATCAATCGTAGATTCGGCTATGTAGGAAGGGGGGTAAATAAACATGGGACTGCACCCGACATTTTCCGGTAATCCCGGTCAGAAATGGCAGTGGACGGCCAAGATAGACGGCTTTGACGTCGCTTATTTTGAGCAAGTTACTTTCCCCACAAAAGAGCTGGATGAGGACGTATTTAATCCGGCCGGTTCTGTAAGGGGAACTAAGTTCGCCGGCCGCGCCACCATTTCCGACATTACAATCAAAAAGGGGAAAAAGGCCGACGGCGCCGACCTTGCGGGCTACGCATGGCTTGTTACAGCGTGCAACACGGCCGCGGGCGAACTTGGCGACCCCTCGACATACAAGAGGGATATCGACATCGTTCGCACCAACAGGGTTGGAACGCCCATTGAGACCTACGCCTGCAAGGGCGCGTGGGTCAAAAAGGTGGAGCTGGACGACGGCGACGGAAGTTCATCGGAGCATCAGATTGAGACTTTGACAATCGCCATAGACGATTTCGAAATTGTGTAACAACAAGCAGGGGGCC